GATATTGCTTGCAGATTTGCCGCCGGATGAAAAAGCCGCAGCAATCGCCTCGCTCAAGGCAGATATCGCCCCCCGGACACTCCGCGATCTATGGACCGTTCCTGAGCGACGAACGCTGAAATGGCGACTGGCAAAAATTTTGCGGGGATGCCCAGGGCTGAAACGTCTGCTGCGAGGCTCTGCCTGCGCATCGTCAGATTCGTTTTCAGCAACTGGGAAAGGGACACGTTCGGCTGAGGACTGCCAATGAGCGTCTGCAACGCCTTCTCTGCTGCCATGCATCGCCCGAGCAGGCGAGCCATAGCTTCCTGCGCCTCTTCGATTTCCATGTCGTTCTCCGTTGTAGGTGAGGGTGGCTTGCACCTCCAAGCCTACAACGGGGGCGGCTCCATTTTCCTGCACTGACTTCCTCCAACCCGTCCCGAGCGGACGGGTCTTTTTTCGCCGAAATGGCGAGGTTGACGAAAGTTGACGCAGGTAGAACCGACATGACGCTACTTCCAAATCGACTTGAAGCCGTCCCATCCGCGAAGCCCGCAAGCGACGACGTGCTGCGCATGTGCGCGAGCGAGCGCGATGCCTTCCTCGTGTCCGTGCAGCTGTCCGGCCTGACGTATGAAGAGATCGGGAAGCGCGTAGGCGTGTCCAAGCAGGGCGTGCACAAGTGGCGGGAGCAGGGCGTTCCGCACAAGCGCACTCGAGCGTTCTGCAATGCCACTGGAACGATGCTGGTGATCCAGTACCGCGAGATGCAGAAGGCCATCAGGTTCGCTCAGAGCCGCGTGAGAGAGGCCGACCGCATTGCCTTCATCGCAGCGATGCAGGTGGCCGCATGAGCGTCCGGGCCGAGAACGACACGTTTGAGCTTTGCCCAGTGACTAAGAAGCGAATGTTCATCACAGAGGCAAAGGCACATGTCCACGCCAGCCGCGTAGCGCGAAAGAACAAGACGCGAGGCGACCGGCATCCGGTGCATGTCTATCGCTGCGAACACTGCAACGCCTACCACGTCGGTCACGACCCGAACTACAAGCGCGACCGCAAGCCGAAGTCTGCCTCGCCGTGGCGCGCCTGGAATCCTGGCTTCTATTCCGATGATTCGCGGGATAGCGCGGAGCGCGTGATACCTACAGTTCACCGGCTGGCGAGGGTCTGACGATGAAGCCCGGTCAGTCCGAGAAGTGCATCGAGGCCATGAAGGCGCTGTACGGGCCTCCAATGACCGACGAGCAGTTATCTGAATACAACCGCCTCCGGGCGCGCGAGATGGCGCACGCCAACGGCTATCGAGAAGCGTTGACGCACCCTACTGGCTTTCGCGTAGATCCTGCGCGCGGCGTGGTGTACGGCCTTATGCGACGCCCGATAGGAGTTCCGAACGATACCGGGTATGTACAGCTTCGCTTGGGATCCACCTCGTACAAAGCCCATCGCGTGGTCTACGAGGCGGTGCATGGCCCCATCCCGCCAGGAATGGAGATCAACCACATCAATGGCGTGAAGACCGACAACCGTATCGCCAACCTTGAGATGGTAACCCCAGCCGAAAATCAGAGACACGCGTATCGGATCGGCCTGAAGGATTCCAAGGGAGAGGCGCACTCCAGAGCGAAGCTCAACGACGACAAGGTACGGGCCATACGCGGGCAACTGCGCAACTGTTCAAGCAGATTTCTAGCCCGGCTTTTCGGCGTTTCGATATCGAACATTCAACTGGTCCGTAAGGGCAAGGCGTGGCGGCACATTACTGCTGAGGCTGACAGGCAGCCGTCGCCACAGGGCGAACTGGAAGGCGTGTGATGGCAAACCAATGGTTCCGCATGTACTCGGAATTCGCCAACGATGCGAAGGTGCAGATGATGCCAGAGGCGATGCAGCGCCGGTTGGTGATGCTGTTTTGCCTGCGTTGCAGTGACGTCACAGTGACGTTGAGTGACGATGAGATGGCGTTTCAGTTGCGCATCTCAGAAGCTGAATGCGTAGAAACGAAAGCCCTATTCATGCGCAAAGGATTCATCGATTCGGCATGGAATATCGTCAATTGGGAGAAGCGGCAATTTGCCTCAGACTCAAGTGCCGCAAGGACTCGCGCCTATCGTGAGAGGATGCGTGACGCACATGTGACGTCACAAGTGACGGAGCGTGACGCCCTAGAACAGAACAGAACAGATACAGATAAAAACCCCCCTAACCCCCCTGCTGGGGGGAATGCCCCGGAAATTGCGAAAGGGCAAAAGCCGAAGCGAACGGCCAAGATCGGGTTGGATGCGTTTTTGCAAACCTGTCGGGAGCAGGGGGAGAAGCCGATCCCCGCAGACGACGCGGTGTTCGGCTACGCCGACCGCATCGGGCTGCCTACCGAGTTCGTCGCGCTGGCGTGGCGATGGTTCAAGGCTCGCTACGGCGACAAGCGGCAAGCTGGCGTGCGCGGCTGGCGGCAGACCTTCCGCAACGCGGTTGAGGGCAACTGGCCGAAATTCTGGTTTGCCGATGATGCTGGCGGATGGCAGCTGACCACCGCCGGCAGGCAGGCACAGATCGCGGCGGATGCAGATTTCAGCGCGGAGGAGGCGGCATGAATCCCTCCGATGAGCGCGTGATGCCATGGTCCATGGATGCCGAGCAGGCCGTCCTAGGTGGCTTGATGCTGGCGAACGAAGGCCTTGCGCTGGTAGCCGATTGGCTGCGAGCCGAAGACTTCTTCCGCGATGAGCACCGGGCGATCTTCGACGCGATCCTCAAGCTTGCGGCATGCGATCCGCCCAAGCCGTTCGATGCAGTCACCGTAGGCGAGCAGATGCCGGATGCCGAAGCGTCCGCTTACGTGATCGAGCTTGTCGGAGCGACGGCAAGCGCAGCGAACGTCACGGCGTATGCCGAGATCGTGAAGTCGAAGGCGACACAGCGGAAGCTCATCGAGATCGGGCAAGGCGTTGCGGATAGCGGGTTCAATCCCGAGGGCCGAGACGTGTCCGAGATCGTGAGTGATGCGACGACGGCATTGTCGGAATTGCAGAGCATCCGACGTGGAGGCGTGAAGTCGGCAAATCAGATCGGCAAAGCGTGGCTTGCTGAGTTGAGCCGGCGTTACGACTGCAAAGGGCAGTTGCAGGGCTTGCCAACGCCGTGGTCGAGCTTCAACCGGATGACGGGTGGGCTGAACAACGGTGATCTGATCATCGTGGCCGGTCGCCCAAGCATGGGCAAATCGGCATGGGCCGTGAACCTGCTTACGTCAGTTGCAATGCGTGGCAAGCGGGCGCTGATGTTCAACCTCGAAATGACGGACGTGTCGATCTTCAACAGAGCCGTCGCTTCCATCGGGAACATCCCGCTTGCATGGCTGAAAGCACCTAGCGGAAGCGACGAAGACTACTGGGCAAGCGTTACCCACGCCGTTGCAAAGATCAAGGATAGCGGGCTGCTGATTGACGACACGGCGGGGCTGACAGTCCAGCAGATCATCGCCCGTGCGCGGCGTGAGCAGATGCGTGGCCCGTTGAGCCTGGTTGTTGTCGATCACCTGCATCTGATGCCGCTACCGGGGAAAACGCGCGAGACGGTCGAGATTGGCCACATCACCGCAGCACTCAAGAAACTGGCGAAAGAGCTTAATTGCTCTGTCGTGCTGCTGTCGCAGCTAAACCGTGGCGTGGAATCGCGCGTAGACAAGCGCCCGATGATGGCCGACCTGCGCGAATCGGGGAACATCGAACAGGACGCGGATTTGATCGTGTTTCTGTACCGAGACGACTACTACGCCGAACGATCCGGGAAGAAAAGCGAGCATCCCGGCATGGTCGAAATGATCGTTGCCAAGCAGCGCGAAGGCGAGACAGGCAAGGCATGGGGGCGTAGTGCACTCGCATTCGGCCGGATAGATGACTGTGAGTACGACTCGAAGACAGCCGAGATCGAAATGCGACAAACGTTCAAGTCCGCTGACGGAGGACTCGACTGATGTTCGACAAGTCCGCAATCAAGCCATCAAGCGAGCCGATTCCTGAGAGCGGCTGGTACTTGTGCTGGATCGGTGGCGGAAAGCCCGAAGTGTTGTGGGGCGTTGCAGGAAACACGGAATGGAGAAGCGGCGCGATGCGTCGTCCCGTTGACTACTACGCCGGCCCGCTGCCGGAGAGGAAGCGAGCATGAGCGAGATCATCATCAATTCCGAGATCGCATTGCAGTCGGCTATCGGCGAGCTGCGCGATACGTGGGCCAAGCACAAGTTCGTGCGGATGATCCTACGCGCGAAGACACGGAGCCTCGATCAAAACGCGCTGGCAGCCGTGTGGTATGCGCAGATGGCACGCGAGGACCGGCAGTACGACGCGCTGGGCCACAAGAGCTACTGCAAGCTGGTTCATGGCGTGCCGCTGCTGCGCGCCGAAGATGCCGAGTTCCGCGAGCGGTACGACAGCCTGATCCTCCGGCGTTTCAGCTACGAAGAAAAGCTGGAACTGATGCGGTGGTTCCCCGTCACCTCGCTGATGAGCGTTGACCAGTTGAGCCGCTACCTCGAAGCGGTGCGCGACGACTACAGCAAGCGCGGCGTGCATCTCGAATTTCCCGATGACACGAAGCGGAGGGCCGCGTGATGGCCGACTGTCCGATCACCCGCTTCCAGGCGATCCCTGCGGGGTTCACAAGCTCTTTGGAATTTGCCATGTACTTCAACCAATGGGCATCGGAACGGGGAAATGATCCTTCCGTGAGCGACATACGAGCCCACTTTGAAGTGTCGAGAGCTACTGCATTCCGATGGCGAAGGGCATATCGGGACGCGCTGGAACGAAACGCGGCGAGGGCAGCCTGATGCCCAAGTGCAAGTCATGCGAGCGCGTGCTGCCGGCAAGTGATTTCCCGTTTCGCAGCGACGTCTGGATGTATCCCGACTGTCACTTGTGCAAGCGAGATCACTACTACGCAAAGCGCAAGCTCGCGCCGATTCCGAGAGACGCCGATATGGTGCGGCTCAATAATGTAGCGAGTCTTTGGTTTGGGCCGGCATCGAATGATGAGCCGCTGAGGTGGGCTATCTGATGCACAGCAAGAATAAAAAGGCCATGACGCTTGCCGAGCGTGGGCATGTGCAGCGAGTCAAAGAGTCGGGCTGCGCGGTGTGCGGAGCAGGGGGATTTGTCGAGGCGCACGAAATCAAACAAGGCCGCTGGTGGACGAGCATAGGACTCTGCCCGGAATGCCATCGCGGCCCGCAAGGAATCCACGGCGACAAGACGTTGTTGCGAATCTACAAACTAGACGAGGTTGACGCACTCAATGAAACGATCCGACGAATCTACGGCTGACTGGCCGATGACGACGCATACCGAGACGCAGCAGGGGTATGTGCCGCACTTGCTGATGATGATAAACGGGCAAGGCTTCCTCGCGCCGGTGAAAGTTGTGCCGACGCGACAGTCCGACAAGGCGCCGCATGCGAAGACCAGCGATGACGGGCGGCACCATGTCTACGCGCTACCGGGCGGCAAGGAAGTGCTGGCATGAGCGATCCCAATTACCTGCTGCGCGATGAGCCTGCTGGAGCAGAAGCTGCCGATGCGCTGATGGGCGTTCTCGGCTACCGCCGCGTGCACGACTTCCGCGAGTACGCCACGGCGGCACGGTATGCGATTGAGATCAACGCCGGGTGTACTGCTTCGATGCTCGGTGATCCAGATAACCCGTATCCCGCGAATAGTGTCGAGGCGGACGCGTGGGAGTTCGGCTATGCGCAGGGTGGGCGGCAATGATCCGGCTTACGCTCCCTTGGCCCCCGTCAGTAAACGCGATATGGCGGACGTGGAAGGGCCGGCATCTGCTGAGCAAAGCGGGCCGCGAGTATCGGCAGCAAGTCGTTGGCATAGTTGCTTGCGCCCGCGTGCAGGGTTTCGGTCGGCGGGAGGTCAAGGTGTATGCCGTCGCGTACCTGCCCGACAAGCGGCGGCGTGACATCGACAACCTAGGCAAGGCCGCATACGACGCACTACAGGCTGCGAGGGTGTTTGACGACGACAGCCAAATCATTGACTCGCATTGGATCAAAGGGCCGGTAGATCGAAGCAATCCGCGCATTGAGATCGTGGTCGAGGCGGCATGACAGCAGCACTCAGGAGCTACGACGACGAGCGCCTGCGCGATCTCGCTGTCGAGCTAACTCGGCAAGCAGCAGACGAGCAGCGTAAGGCAGCGCAGACGCAACGACAGGCGCAACAGGCATGGGCTGAAGTGGCCCGGCGAAACAGGGAGTCGGCCAATGCAAACTGACGTATATTCAACCGAGCGCGCCGGGTTTGCAGAGCGGCTTGCACGGCTCACGGGCGGCTCAACATGGCGCGAACCGATGGAGGGTTACGGTAGCCGCCACGATTGGCAGCCGGAGGCGCACAAGCTGGCGCAGGCACTGGCATACGCACGAGCCGGGGAAAATGATATTGGGCCTGATCTTGTGTGCGCCATCGTGCTGCAATGGCCCGGAAAGCCGCATCGTATCGTGACTGAGCTGGCAGCTGCGCTACTCGCTCAGACGGGCCGAGTAGGGGAGCGATGCGCGGACCAATTGCCTATGGTTGCGCGTGCTTGCTATCTGCATGTTGTTATCGGGGGAGAGCTCCCAGATGAGATGAGCGGAGTTGACCAGCGCGACTGGCTAATCCTGAGTAGCATCGGAACGGGTGCGCTCTGGCAGTCTGTAGAGCAGACGATTAGGCGGGCAGAGCGGGCTTATCGTATGGCGGCGTAGCTATGCGGCTATTTATCCAACTCGCGCAGCAACTCGCTCACGTCAGCCTGCCGCTGCTGCAACAGACTGGCAATGCCAGTCCACACGCCCGACGGGGTGCGCCGCTCGCCGGCCGCCCACTCACGCACGCGCCTGTCTCCAACGCCAAGAGCGCGGGCAAGATCGGATTGCCAGCGGCTGCCGTAGAGGGCCTCTCCGCAGCGGCGCAGCCGGATGAGCGGTGCCGATGACTCGATGATCTTGAGTATGTCATTATAGAGTACGTAGACCTGCGCGCTATCCAGCGCCCCAATATCGTCAATCGACGTGTATTCCCCCCTGTCGATGATGTACTCCGCGCCGTTGAAGTCAACATTACGCATGATTGCCTCATCTACAAGTGCCCGGATCATGTCAATCGCTTGATCCTGAACTCCGTAGGCGATGGAAATTTTCATGCGTCTCCCCTCTTCCGCGTGATGATTGCTTCCCGCAGCTTGCGCCACTCATACGTTTTATGAGTAATCGGAAGCCCGAGACGGCGAACGTAGTCGGGTTATTTCGCTGCAATCTCAGCAGTCCGCTCACGATCACCGGAAGTCGCGTAGATGCCGCTCCTCACAAGCGTATGGAGCATTTCGAGGAAATCGCGGTCTTGCTCGGAAGGGCCATCGTTAATGTGCGATTCTTCGATTGCTTGAGAGCTGACAAGCGATGCGCGCCGCGCAAGCTCAAATGCTGCTTTTCGAATTAGTGTTGAGAGATCTTCCGACGACATTTGCTTGATGTCCATGGCTCCTACCCACTCAGTTATAGAAACGGCTGGCTTCGATGAGCTTGGCAACATGCTCGCGGACAGACGCGGGATCACATCCCTTCTTCGAGTACGTGTCGCCGAAGCACGGGGATTCGCCGATCAGTTCCGCGTCGCCGTGATCGGCCATCGACAGATCGAACAGCTCGACCCACATATAGCCGTCCCGTTTGCGGACGACGGCCGTGATCGGGTAGATCGTATCGATCTCGACTTGCAGATCCTGGGTGACAGTGACGTGGTTGCGGATGATCGCGCGGATGTTAGTCATGCTCGGCTCCTTTAGCCTTGATGGCGGCCCCATCGGCCATCCCATGTGCGTAGATTGCGCCTAAATTTAGGCGGAGTCAACATACGGGCGCAAATATTTTGCACAAGCCGACGAACGGTAGTTATCCACAGGACCGTGGGTGGTTGCGCGTCAATATGCATATGTGCTAATTTGTCTATAACGCAAAGTTGCGACCGGCCTCGATCAATAGATCGGGGCTTTTTTGTACCCGCCGGTTCTGTAATAGAGGCGGACTGAATTGCCCACCCCTCGCCAGATCAACCCTCGGACTAGCTGGATCGCGGGACGGGCATCTATTGCCGGAGACAAAGTAGTGAGAGACGAGATCATCGCAACTGTGGGTGGTGCGACAGCCAAGACGGCCCCGCCGCTTGCAGTTGCAGGCGCGATCACGGCAGGGTTGAGCGTTGACCGCGCTGTAGTGTGGCTCACTGCGATGTATGTGGCAGCCCAGCTTGGCTATCTGCTGTGGCGCTGGGTCCGCGAATGGCGGCGGGGTAAGCGAGATGGCGACGAAGGCTAAGGTCGCCATCGGCGGGGGACTCGCTGCCGTCCTCGTGCTTGCTGCGCCCCTGGTGATGAAGTGGGAGGGTGTCAGGTACGCGCCCTACCGCGATGCCGGTGGCGTGCTGACTGTCTGCTACGGGCATACAGGCCCGGACGTGCAGATGGGTAAGACTTACACCAAGGCGGAGTGCGATGACTTGCTCCGGGCGGACATGCTTGAGGCAAATGGCTACGTCAATGCCTGCATTACGTCGCCGATGCTGAGCGGACAAGAGGCAGCACTGACGAGTGCGACGTACAACATCGGGCCTCGCGTCGTGTGCGGATCGACGCTGCAACGCTATGCCAATGCGGGCAACTGGCCTGCGGCTTGTGCCGAGCTGTCGCGCTGGGACAAGGCCGCAGGGCGCACGTATCGCGGGCTGACGCTGAGGCGTACTGATGAGCGGGCGATGTGCGAGGGCAAGAGATGAACGACACAACCAGCTTCATCGACGGCTTCGGAGAGGGCTGACGTGAAAGCGACCCATAAGGGCTGGATGCTATTCGCCCCGGTCTATGTCGATTTGTCTCACAGCGCGCCGGTTATATGTCCGCGCCATGCATCACTGGGCTGGCTGCTGTCGGCGGCAGTGTGGTGCCAGCACTCCGTGATTGGCTATTTGTCGGCGACACGTCGCGGATATGTGCCCGCATACGCGATCAAGCTAACGGGGCGTGTGCAGCGATGACCCGCATCTACGCCGCCGCTGCACTGCTGCTGATGGCGTTGTCGTTCGCCGCCGGCTGGTCATGGCGTGGATCGCGTGCGGAGGCGACGAGTAACAAGTCCGCGCTGTCGCAGGCCAAGGCAGAGACGGCGGCGCAGCAGGATGCGCGTGCAACTGAGCATGCAAGTGCGGAACGCGCTAACGAGATCGCAGAGAGCTACGAGCGAGGCAAGCAAGATGCACAAGTCACTTCGGACCGCATTGCTGCTGATCTGCGCGCCGGCAATCTCAAGCTGCGCAACGCATGGGCAGGCTGCGAGACCCATCGCCTGTCCGACGCTACCGCCAGCGCCAGCCGCATTGATGCAGGTGCCGACGACCGAGCAGCGAGTGCGAGCCGAATTGTTCGCGCCGCCGCCGAAGCCGACGCTCAAATCCGAGGGCTCCAAGCCCTTGTGAGTGCAGACAGGAGTGCGCAATG